TGGGAAGGACAGGTGCTCTCGCTCGACGGCGCGACTCCCGGCTACCCGACGCTCGCCGAGGCCGAGGGCGACGGGCTCTTCCATCCTAGCTGTGCCCATTCGGCGGACCCCTACATCGAGGGCTTGACGCGGCGGAGCGCGACGCAGTACGGCGACCCGGAGCGTTACGCGGCGCAGCAGCAGCAACGGTACCTAGAGCGCGGCGTGCGGGGCTGGAAGATGCGGCAAGCCGGGGCTCTGGACGACCTCGCGGCGGCCAAGGCGAAGGCGCACGTCCGCGAGTGGCAGGGACGGCTGCGCGAACACGTCGCCAAACACGACCTACCGCGCCTCCGCTACCGCGAGCAGATAGGCAAGGCAATCTAGGGAAGGGACGGACCGTGGGAACGACCACAGACGACACGCAGGGCACGCAGAACGAGCAGACCGTACCGCCGGAGGGTGGAGAGCCGCAGGGCGCTGCGCAGGGCGGAAACGACGATTCCGGCAAGGTCGAGTTCACGCCGGAGCAGCAGGCGGCCATCGACCGGCTTGTGGCCGAACGCGTGAAGCGCGCCGAGACGGCCGCCGAGAAGCGTGCGAAGACGGCCGCCGAAGAAGCCGCGAAGCGCGCGCAGATGGACGAGAGTGAACGTCTCAAGGCCGAGAAGGCGGACGCCGAGAAGCGCGCCGCCGATGCGCTCGCGCTGGCCAGCCGCACCATGGTCAACGCCGAGGCCCGTATCGCGGCGGCGGCGGCCGGGGCCAAGCCGGAGCGGCTGGAGCGCATCGTACGCCTGCTCGACCTCGACGCCGTGGCCGTAGAGGACGGGGTGCCCGACTCCAAGGGGGTTGCGGCGGCGGTCAAGGCGCTCAAGGCCGAGCTGCCGGAGCTGTTCGGCGGCGCGGCTGCGTCCGCCAGCCGGTCCGGGGCCGAGATAGAGGGCGGCGACGGCAAGCGGACGTGGACGCGGGCACAGATTGCCGAGCTGAGCCGCAAGCCGGATGAGTACGCCAAGCACGAGGAGGAGATTGACGCCGCATACCGCGAGGGCCGCATCGTTGACTAAATGATGAGCGCGTTCTAGCGGCACGGCACGTCTTACCATAGAGCCACGTCCGACGGGACGCTAAACACGGGTTCCCGGCGCTAGGTCCGGGACGCGGAACATGCCCCACCAAGGGCCGCCGACGGGCGTAAAGCGGCATCCGTATCCTCAGGTACAAGGAGGCTCTTGGTGAGCGTCGCGAACTTCATTCCCGAAATCTGGTCGGCAAAGCTCCTGCTCAACTTCCAGCGCAAGCTGGTCTATGCCGACCTCGTGAGCCGCGACTATGAGGGCGACGTGTCGCAGGCTGGCGATACCGTCCACATCAACACGCTCGGCGCGGTCACCATCGGTGACTACACGCCGGGCACGACCGATATCGACCCGGAGACGCTGGCCACCACGAAGCAGGCCATCACCATCGACCAAGCGCATTATTTCGCGTTCGAGGTCGATGACGTGGACAAGCGGCAGATGGCCGGCACGCTGACCGCTGAGGCGACCAAGAATGCCGGATACGGCTTCGCCAAGACGGTCGATGAGTACGTTGTGGACCTCTACGACGGGGTTGATTCCGGCAACGATATCGGCGCGGTCAACCTCGCCGACGGCGACGACGCGTACGACCTGCTGCTCGACATGCGGACGCTGTGCGCCGAGAAGGACATTCCGGACGACGGGCGCTGGTGCGTGGTTCCGCCGTGGGTCGCCGGGCTCCTGCTCAACAACGACAAGTTCGTGAAGAACCCGGCTCTTGGCCAGACGGCGGCGGACGCGCTGCTCAACGGCCACATCGGCCGGGCGGCCGGGTTCGACGTGTACGAGTCGAACAGCAACCCGGTCGTGACCTCCGGTGGAGACGACTACCTCGTGTGGGCGGGGACGCCTTCGGCCATCGGCCTCGTGACGCAAATCAACGAGGTCGAGGCGTACCGCTCTCAGGCGCACTTCGCCGACGTGGTCCGTGGCCTGCTGCTCTACGGCGCGAAGCTCCTGCGCCCCAAGGGCGTCGTGACCGCAGCCGCGACGAACACTGGTAGCTGACGGGGAACCGTGTGATGGGCGGGCCGGTAGGGACTTCCCCGCCGGTCCGCCCGTCGCCTGTACCGATGATTCGGGCTTCGCTGGCATCCATCCCCGCGCGGACGCGGACCCTGCGCCATACGGTCGCGAGCCTGCTGCCGCAGGTGGACCGCCTCGGCGTGTACCTCAACGGGTACTCCGAGGTGCCCGGGTTCCTGCGCGGCCGGAACATCGACGTGGCGCGCTCGCAGGAGCACGGCGACCGGGGCGACGCGGGCAAGTTCTTCTGGGCCGGGGCGGAGGACTACGACTACCACCTCACGTGCGACGACGACCTCGTGTATCCGCCGGGCTGGGCACAGACGCTCATCGCCGGGGTGGAGCGCTACCACCGCCGGGCGCTCGTGGGGATGCACGGCGCTCGCCTCGTGGAGAATCCCGCGGACTACCACCGCTCGGTGGAGACGCGATTCCACTGTCTCTCGGCGGTGGAGGGCGAACACGCCGTCCACGTCCTCGGGACCGGCGCGCTGGCCTGGCACCGCTCGCTTTCCGTCCCGCCGGATATCTTCGAGTGCCCGAACATGGCGGACCTCTGGCTGGCCCGCTGGGCGAACGGGCGCGGCGTCCCGCGTATCGTCCTCCCGCACCGCCGCGGCTGGCTGCGTCTCTCCAGGTTCCGGGGACCGAGCATCTGGCGGGCGTCCTCCCGCGGGGAAGGCGGCGCTATGGACACCAGCGCCGAGCAGGCGCGGGTCGCCCGGGAGACGCCGTGGCAGCTCGCCCTCCCGCCGCGGACGCGCATCGTCGTCTCGGTTATCACCTATGCCCGGCTAGCGGCGCTGCTCTTGCTCCTGGACGACGTGGAGCGGGAGCGCAGCCGCTTCGACGGGGAGGTGGAGGTCCGCATCTACGACGACGCCTCGCCGGACTACGATGCCGTGCGCTCCCTCTGCGCGGAACGCGGCTATGCGTTCACGAGCCAGCCGGAGCATCGCGGCCGGGAAGGGCACTGGCGGCTGGTCTCTGACGAGCTTACGGACCTCCGGGACGCGCCTGCGGACTGGTACGTGTTCCTCCCGGATGACGTGCGCCTCTGTGAAGGATTCTTCGCCCGCTCCATCGCGGCGTGGGAGACGCTGGAGCAGCCTACGGGCATGAACCTCGCGCACCACAGCTCCCGTCCCGGACCCTGCTGGACGAACGTCCGGCCGCGCGAGGTCGGCGCGGGCGTGGAGGTCGGCTGGGTGGACGGACTCTACCTCTGCCGCCGGGAGCTGCTGGAGCGGGTCGGCTTCGCGGTAGACGAACCCTCCGCGGAGTGGCTGGCGAAGGGACGCGGCTCCGGGACCGGCGCGGCGCTCTCGCGCAAGCTCGTCGCGTCCGGCGCACGGCTCTACCGCGTGAAGCGCTCCCTCGCCTACCACCAAGGCGTTCCGTCCGTCATGCACGAGACGCTGCGCACGAGCGAGCCGCAGGACCACATGGACCCCGTGGAGCCTCACCGGACGTATCCGGTGGGCCGGGCGGAGGTCGCGGCGGACCCGGAGGACCACATCGGGCGCGTCGTGGCTTCCGGGCGCTACTACGAAGCCGACACGCTCGCCGCCGTGGCCGCTCTGGAGCCGGAGGGACTCTACGTGGACGTCGGCGCGCACGTCGGCAATCACACCGCGTTCTTCGCTTGCGAGTGCGGCGCGCGCGTCCTGTCCATCGAGCCCAACGCGGCGAGCTATGCCCGTCTCGTCGCCACCGTGGAGGCGAGCGGCGTCGCGGAACGCGTGCGCTGCGTCCGGGCTGCCGTGCACCCGACGTGGAGGACGGGGCGGCTGGTCCCCGGTCCGGCCGGCAACAGCGGCATGGCGCGCGTCGCGGACGGCGGCGACTCCGGGACGGTGCCCGTCGTGCGCCTCGATGACCTGTTGTGGGATGAGCGGGTCGGGCTCGTGAAGGTGGACGTGGAGGGAAACGCTCTCGGCGTCATCGAGTCGGGGCGCAGGGTCATCGAGCGCGACCGGCCGCTCATCGTGGCGGAGGCAGGCGCGCAGAAGGACGCCATCACCCGGCTGCTCGGTGAGCTGGGCTACAGCCCTCCGGCCGGGCCATACGGCTGGACCGCCGTGCACGTCTGGACGCACAGCGGACGCACGCCGAGGCGCGCCCGGGAGCGGGTACGGCGCTCCGCGCGGGGTCCGAAAGCCGTGCGGCTCTCAGTCGCCATGATGGCCCACCCCGCCCGCACGGCTTCGGTGACGCGTATGCTCGCCGCCCTCGACGGTGACGTATCCGTGGTGTGGGACAAGCGGAACAACCGTTGGGATACGGGCCGCCGCGCCATGTCCGCGTACGACCCGAAAGCGACCCACCACGCCGTCATCCAAGACGACCTCTACGTGTGCCGCGACCTGTGCGCCGGGTTGCAGGAGGCGCTGACGCACATCCCGCGCGACGTGCCGCTGTGCGGCTACGTGGGCCGCGTGCGCCCGTACCGTCAGCTCATCGACGCCGCAGTGGAGCGCACCGCCGGGCGTAAAGTCTCGTGGCTGACCATGCACGTCCTAGCGTGGGGGCCTCTGGTCGTCGTCCCGGTCGCGGCTATTCCCGAGATGCTGGCCTACTGCGACACGCTCAAGCGGCTGGAAAACTACGACCTCCGGCTGAGCCGCTTCTGGGGCCTCGAACGGCGCTCGCTTGTCTGGTACACGTGGCCCTCGCTCGTAGACCACGCTGACGGACCCTCGATGGTCCCCGGCCGGGCGGGAGTAGACCGCGCCAAGGGCGCGCGTCCGCGCGTCGCGCACAACTTCATCGGCGAGGACGCCTCGGCGCTGGACCTCGACTGGACGGGCGACGTTATCGAGGTCAGCAAGCAGGGCCAGCCGCTCCGCCAGCTCGGCGGTCCGCGCCGCCGCGCCGCCCACCCGCCCATCGTCAGGAGGTAGAGACGTGCCTTTGTACGAGCTGCCGCACACTGGAGGACTCACCATCTGGCGTCCGTATTCGCGCCGCCTGCGCGTCGTGACGCCGCCCCGAGAGAAGCCCAAGACGAAGCGCCGCACGACGAAGCCCAAGACGCCACCGCCGCTGACCCTCCGGGTCGCTCCGGTGCACGTCGAGGGCGACGACGCGGCGGGACAGGATGAGCGATGAGTGCCGTGGCCTACGCGACCGCCGCAGAGTACGAGACGTGGAGCGGGCAGAGCGCGCCGTCCTCTATCGAGCGGCTGCTCACGCGCGCCTCTGGGCTGCTCGACGCGACGGTCACCGCTTCGT